TCACACTTCCTGTCTCATAGCCTCTTCACGAAGCCTTGCCAGATAAAGCGAGATCGTATGAGCTTCCTGAGGTGCCAGATCCAAACTCTCAAGATACCTCTCGAGCTCCTCCAGTATTGATTCCATGCAGTAGTCTCCCGCTTTTGCCCTCCGTCCTTACGGCCGTAGGAAACCGAACAAAGGCATAGCAAGAGGAAAATCTAACATCTTGAGGAAACACTGAGGACAGCACTCGAAGCTATCGAAAGGACAATGGAAATTGTTGCTCAACGCAGGTATGAGCCCACAACCTAACGGAATATTGAAATCAACAAGGTGAGCCCAAACCCCAACAAACAGATAAAGAACATCCACGCCATGAAGGTTTCCAGGCTTTCTCTGTCGGATTTGCTGAAGCACCAGCACCCGAGAGCCGCCGGTATCAGGGCAAGCGTGAAACTGAAACTTGCTGCTTTCAGTGCGACAGCCATACAAATGATGGCCAGTAACAACCACATGGCGAACCCTCCTTTGGAATAGGCCAGCCTAATCCCGGCGCTTCCAATCTGAACAGAGCCGCTATTCCCATAAAGGCCGATTCTTATTGACCGCTTGGTATGCCAAGTCATTGCGACGAGCCAAGAGCTCATCAATCCGCCGGCGCTTCTCCTCTGCGTTCATGGTACGGTCACGCTGGATCAGCTCAATCTTGTTGCGCACCACCCTTACCTGCTGCTGGGTACGGCTCAGGCTGCGGCGCGCCTTCAAGATGCCTCCCTGCTCCTCGAGCAACTTATTCGCCTTATCGTCCAGCCCTTCACTGCGGTACTGATCAACGGGCCGTTTGAGCTGGTTCACCTCGTTTAGCATCCGGTAAAACTCTTCCATATGCTGGGTGGACTTGGCCGGGCCGGTGCCACGGTACACGGCTTTCACCAGAGGGATCTCGTCAGCGCGCCAGCTGGCCGACTCACCCGGGCGCGACGCCCTGATCAGGCCGTCAGCCGTGGCCATCACATAGCTGCCCATAGTGCCGGTATAGCCAATCACCAAATGCTCAAGCTGCTTGGGCGAGAGTCCAGACAGCTCGCCAAGCTCGCGCATCAGCAAACTGGTCTGCTCGTTGTAGCGAGCCTCGGCCTTAACAGCCAGATCCTGCGGGCTGTCGATTGGGCCGCCACGGAAGCTGTCATAGTTGAAGGCAGCCTCCACCATCGGCTTCACGATCTGTGGGGTCGGGTTGAGCGCGAAGGTATCGCCGATGGCCCGGGCAACCGCTTTTCCAAATTGGGCCCCTGTGTCCTTGTCGCCCATGGCACGCACCATGCGCTCTGGGATGGTCCCGAACAACACGCCGATCTCAAAGGGCTTGGGAATACGCCAATGCTGATCACCGATAAAGAAGTGCCAGTTCGCATCTTTGTCCCAGTCAGGTACCTCCTCATAACGCTCGTCATCCCAGTTGATAGCCAGTAAACCCAGCGACATTGCCGTGATCATGCCTGCTCGTTTAACCAGATCACGCGGGTTGCCATGCATCTCCCGGGTCAACTTTCCAAGCCCCTGCAGGCGTGCGTTAAAGAACGGCAAGACCATTGAGGCCGCCTGAATAAACCGAGCGGCCCCCATCATTGAGAAGTCCATCAGGTCTTTTGATTCAAAGGCTGCTTGTGCGTGTCCCTTGCCAGCTTTGATTGCGGCCTCATAGACCGCCTCACGGTTTGCGTTCTCCAGGGCCTCGCCAATACGGCTGTACTTATCCCAGGCGTCAGCAATGACACCTTTCGCCTGAGCTGCGTTGCGGATGATGGATTTTTCGTAGCGGGTGATCTGCTCAGGGGTCATGCCCTTACGGCGCAGCGACTTACGCACAGCATCGGCCATGGCAGAGGGCGCGTTGCCATTGACGTAGCCCCCAAGGAAACTGGCACCGCTGAACATCACATCGATTGTGCTGCCATCAACTGCCAGGGTTTTTCTCACCCCTCTGATCGAGTCAATCACCGGCTTGAAGCCATCCTTGCTGATCACCCAGCCGGAGAGAGAGTCCCGCAGGAAGTTGCGCAGCATGAACTCCGGCGAGGCCGTAACCCCGGCCGTCAACAAGCGCTTGGCCTTGGAGGCCATATTGACCATCGACCCGAAGGGCTGGCGGTCGAAGAATGTCATGGCGCGATAGAGGTCAGGGTCCTCCACACGGATCATGTAATCCTCCCCTTCCAGCTTAACGGTAATGAGATTCTTACCGTTCTTGAGGGCCCGCCAGTCCATCAAGTTTGGCTTGGCGACCACCTCAATAATGCCCGTATCAGCCAAGTTCCAAATGGTCTTTTGAGCCGCCATATTCTTCATCGAGGCGTCAATCAACTTAGAGGTGGAGGCAAAGATGTTCTCGAGCAGGTCGTTCGTATTGGCTTCACCGCCTTTGAGTTTCTTTATCCCGGCGTTCTGGTTGGCAATCCCCTTCTGTTTGAATGGAGCCAGCACATCACCATCCTCAGTTTCACGGAAAAACGGGATGTACCATTCGCTCTCGAACTCTGCGCGAGCCTCCTTGGAGAAGAGCCCGGCCTCCTGCGCCAAATCCAAGGTGGCAGCGTTGAGACGGTTCCAGCGAGCTTTGGCATCCTGGAATTTGGCCTCTTTCCCGTTACCCAGGGCCTTGAGCGCAGCTATGTCGTTGGCATCGAGCAGGTTTTCTCGCCCTTGTGCCATCAGGATTTCTGCCCGGTGGCCAGCCATCCAGCCCAACCAGTTGTGAAGGTCTTTTCCAAGGTCAAAAAAAATGCCCAACAGGGCATCTTTTTCACCAGTACCAGCCTTTCGCTGGATCACCCCATCCTTCCACTCTGGCAGACCATAGAGCATGGTTGCCTGCATGGTTGAGGCTGCTCCGGTTGCCATTCTGGCCGCCACATAGCCGGAATCAGCGGCATCCGTTATGCCGGCGGAATCTTCTGCGTACTTGATGGGGGCCAGCGCATCGAGTAATTCGGTATTGGCCTTCTTGATAAAGCGATCTAGCCATGACTCGACCACACCCCGGTCGACGTCCCGTAGTTTGGCAAGGTTAGTTTTTGTCTTGTCGATGATGTCGGGCTTGGGGCCTAGATTGAGCTTTTCCATCGCCTTGTCCGCGGCGGAATGAGTTTGGCTGAATTTCAGGCCTGGTTTGACAATATCTTCCTCGCTCAGTACATTCGTGACTGAACCATCCATGCTTGAACCTAAGGGCAATTGCAGCCCGGTGAGTAAAGAGCTAGGGTGGTTTTTCTTTATGTACTTTGTCACGCCATCCGCTACCCATCGGCCAACCTGTTCGTCAGGGCGTCCATGAATACTGGCAATTCGGTTTACTTCAAGATACTTACCTGCACTAACGCCTAATTGAATGGCGGTTACTACTGCGCGGCCAGATTGGTCTTTTGCATCCAGCAACACTACGAGTGATTCGCCTGGATGGGTTTTCGAATCAAATATTGCCAGTGGGTCACTTAATAATTCAGGTAAGGCTTCTACCGTCGCTGTATCTACGTCGTGCTTCACCCCGTTTATCGCCTTGCGAACCGTATCCCGACTCACCCTCATTGTTAGGTTTGGGGCTCCGACAGCCATGAGAACTGCGGGTGTTGAACCAACCTCAATGGCAATATCACCTGACCGAAGTGAGCTCATTGCTTTTGCCAACTGCTGCCGATAGTTATCAGCCTCTGTTTTGTCAGGAGTAAATCTCCCATTACCAGAGCTCGTCTCTTGGCTGAATTTCTTTCCGTCCTGACCAATGTCCTGCCGACCAGGACGTTTCATCTTGCTGGCCAGCGCCTCAATCAGAGTCCGAATTTCAGCTGGGGTGATCCCGTCGGGTATAAAGCCCACCGCACGCAACGCTCTGGTTACCCATGCCACTACCGCATCCCAGCACCTACGCCATGCGCTGGGCTCAAGCTCAGCAAGGTGAGCGATGACTTCTTCTGCCTGAGTACCAAGATCTTCATCGGCATAATGTGTCTCTACCCAGTCCCACACCGCCTTCATACTGGGCTCTTGCTTGGATTTGAGCAGCCGACTGATCAGCTTGGTGTAATCGCCAGAACCAAGCACCTTGGCCAGGCCATAATGTGCCAACACCTCGTGGCGCAGGATCTCTCTCATCCGTTTAGGGCTGGCAATGGTGTCTGCGGCCACATGCAGGGTTTCTGAGTCATCATCAAACGCAGCACGGCGTATCAGGCCATCTTTGGGCTGCAGACCCAACGCTTTCTCCAGTTCAGCCTGGGTGGCGTGGATCTGCACATCGATTACGCTGGCCCCCTTGTACTGCTTGAACCACGCCTTTGTAACCAGCTCGGCTTCTTTACGGGTCAGGTGCTGGGCCGGCTTATCGCCATCAGCAATCGCATGCTTGGAAAATAGGACCCGCTTATCCCCTTCCTCACGCTCCTCAATGGTGTCAAAAAACTGATCAAATCCCGCCCTGATTGCCGGGATCTCTCCTGCAGTGGGGTACGGATAGCTACCCTCAAGTTGGATACCCAGTGCAGCCTCAGCATCCCAGGCCGATTCACTGACGATGTTGGCCAGATAGTCGTTACTGGCGCCCTGGTCTTGCAGCTTGGCAATCAAGTACGACTCGAAGGCCCGGGCGCTGAGTTCTGGGTCTGTGGTCCAGTACGCTTTACTTCGTTTGTTATCCAGCTTCTTCGAGCGTTCCTTCAGTGCCGTTTGCTTGATTGCGCGATTGACCGCCCCAAATGCCTCAACCATTTCCTTTCGAACAGAGCCACGATAGATGTACGGGCTTCCCCTTGCGGCGAGATCGACCACCCGGGCCTCCGTCATCATCACGGTCCCTGTCTCTCCCCCGGTTCTGGCGAAGTAACCATCAAGAGCATGCCACCACTCGTGGCCAAGCGACCCGGCGCCATTCATCTTGGTCAGGTTGATCACCACCTTACCCGGTTCATAGTGAGCCGCCGCCGGGTTAACCCCCCCTGAGCCCCTCGCACCAAACGCCAGTCCCAGCTCACCATTTAGCGATAGCGACTTAGGTGAAATGCCAAGCACAGCAGCCATATCCATCAGCGCATCGTAGGCGTTGTTCAAGTCACGCTGTCGCCGGTCCTGCTCGACCCAGTTTCCAAACTCGACGCCACGAAAGCCAAACGCCTTCCCAAACAGTTCAGGGGTAACATCTTCCCCTCCCCGCATGTCTTCCCCCACCCTTGGCAGGTTAATATCACGGCGCTCACGGGGGATCTTTTTGGCTTTCTCCAGCTTGCTGACCAGCTCATCGTAATGATCAACACGGTACTTGCGTGCGTCGCTGACGTTTTCGAACGACTCGGTCAGGTCAATGTGATTACGGCCGACTTTCTTGCCAATTATCCAGCCCTGCCGGTTACCGCGGCTGTAAATGTCGAACGAGATGGCCTTAGGCTTACTCACCTCTTGGGTCAATTCGTCATATCGACGCTTGAACTTAGCAAGCACCTCCGCCTTGCTTGAGCCTGACGCGATCGTGCGTGGCCAATGACCAAAGTTAGTGGATTTGTTCTGTCTGCTGATGGTCCAGATGCCGATGGGGGGATCATGCTTAACCCCCTCATACAGGCTGTAGCTACCAAGGCTTAGCTCCAGATCGGCCAGGCTACGTTGATGGCCGACAGCAAGATAGAGTTCAGCCCGGTTGTGAATGGTATGGGCACTGCGCAAGCCCGCATTAGACATCACCCGTTTCGCCGCATTGGCATCAATAGAACCGTCCATCAGGCCTACGGATAGATCACGCAGAGATTTCACGGCTTGAGCCCAATGGCTTACTTTGTAGCTGACTCGAGGCTTAGCGGGGATCGCGTCGCGGGCAGCCCGGGCAAGTGCAACTACGTGGGGATCCACACCTGATGCCACCAACTTGTCATAATCTGGCGCCGGCCAGGCTTTGGATAAGGGCAACGCCTTTATCTGTTCGGCGCTTTCGCCTTCCAAGGTGTCCCGGTACGCCGCCCAGGTATCTTTACGGGCGCCCCCAATCTTCTCACCAAAGTCATGGATCTTGTCTGGGGTGTGTCCCTTCTCAACCACTGCCGGCTTTGTCGTATCACCCTTGCTCAGCCAGTCTTTAAACTCCTCGACCGGCATAGCCTTGATCGCCCCAAGCCCTTGCCATCCCGGTTCGTAGTTAGCCAGATAGCCTTCCCGAGCGGACTGCTCGTCGGCAAACCCCAGCATGGCTTTATGCTCATCAAACAGGCCCGTTTTGGGGTCTACTTGATCGACGACATAGACCATCTCACTAGCATGCTGATCACCAATAAACACATCGACGTGATCACCATCTGCACCTTCGGTACGTTTGATGTAGCCATAGTCATGCGCCATGGTGGTCTGCCAAGCTTTACCATCCTTATCAGCACCGCTTCGGATTGAACCCTTGGGGTTTTCCAGAGTGATGTTCAGGCCGTGCAACCTGAGGTGGCCTTTCTTGTAGTTACCAGCCTCCTTCTGTGCCGGCGTCGGATCTGTATCGACTTCCGCACGTGCGGCCTCTACTTTTGTGGCAGGCTCAGAAACAACAACCCCGGCATCTTTGGCCGGGGTCGTCAGTGTTTGGTCATCGCTCGGCTGTCGAGCTGGTGTAGGTATAGGAGCAGCGAAACCTTCTGGATCTCCGGCTCCAGTTCTGCTGATGAGTTCGGCAGAGGATGGTTCAGAACTCGCTGTATCTGGCGCGCTTGCTCCAGGCTGATCACCTTGTCGGTCACTGCTAAGCGTAAGTATCTCGGCAGGCTGGTCATGATTCACCTCTGGGTTGTGCTTATCTGCAGGGAGCGCTCCGCTGTTACCGGTATCGTCCTGATTGGTGGCGGAAGATTCAACCGCTCTGCGCTGAATTTGCTCGACCTCTGCCAGTTCTGCAACACCAAATCCACCGCCCTTGAGCTTCACCGGAACCTCTTTACCCTTACGGCTGGCCATAGCCGCCTCTTTCTCAGTGGTAAATGGCTTGCCTTTGCGGGTAATACGGAGGGTCTGGAGCGGACCAATTTCCGCCTCGAGGGGCGATTCTACGTTGTCTACACTTGCGGTCTCAGTCTCCTCAGTTTGCTGCTCTTTGGCTTGTCGCAGCAGTTCATCGACAGTAGGTGCAGAGGGACCAGCAAGCGCGTCCTGTACTTCGCTTTGCTGGGCCATTCCCCGAAAGCGCTCGGCAGTACCGTCCTGACGCAGGTAAGCGGGCACATCACGCAGTTCATCGAACTTGCTGGAACTGGGGCCTAACGGTGACCTATCTGCGTCAAACTCGGGCTCAGCCATAACATCCACACTCTCCTGTGTGGCTGCCGCAGGTGCAACATCCGCTGGCGTCTCAGGCGAGATGAGGGAGCCATCGACAACAGAGCCTGGCTCTGCCGATCGGGCATCGGTTGAAATGGGCTTGCCACCTCTTGCGCCACCGACAGAGCCAACGACTCCACCAGCCCCCATGCCAATGAGACCGCCCTCCAGAGCACTGGAGAGCACCCCTTGCATTGGCTCAATGTTCGCCCCGGCAATCTCGTTCAGAGACTCGTTCACGGCATACTGCTGCACCCCCTCCTCAATGGTTTCGCTGATCCCCTCACCTGCTGCCCCCTTCGCCGCCCCTTTCAGCACGCCACCAGCCGCCATCTTTCCGGCCAGCATCTTGAACAACATGGCATCACCCATCATGGAACCTACAGCCGCCGCGCCCCAGGTCTTTGCATCACTCATGGTGGCACGGCTGGCAACGTTGGCAGTCTCTTGCCTGGCCAGCGCTAGCTTGTCCTCGTCCGAGAGGTGCTGGGTCTGCTGGTTTTCGTCAATACGAGCAAAAGCCTCCCGGAACGTGGTACTGGCCGCCAGCTCATCAAAGCTCATATTGAGCACGGTCTCCCGGGTATTAACCCCTGCGCTACCAACCGAGCCTGTTGCCCCGGTCGTTACCGCGGCCCCAGTCGCCAACCGGGATACGGTCTTAGCGGCGACAGCCTCAGCAACCTCCTGGGTCGCCCCTCGTTTGAGCATGGATGTAGTGACAGCACGCCCGATACTGGCCTTAGCCGCTACCCCGGTCACGCCGCCAGCCAGAAGGGTCGGTACCAAAGAGCCAATGCCCTGTGCCATCTTCATGGCCCATACATTGATGTCCCCAGCACCATCGCCGAGGGTTAACCGCCCCTCAGGCGTCTCATCGACCAGCCTACGGCTCAACGCCTCCTTTGCATCACTGCTCATTCCCTCGGTCAGGGTCTCAGCACCAGACTGGGCCAGCTCTCCTGCCCCGGCCACCACATCCAGTACCGGGCTCAGCTTGCTGGCCATATTGGCCCGGGCCTGCTCTAGGTAATCGCCACCCTGCTTGCCGGCGTTCTCCTTGCCGAAGTCACTTGCCTGGCGTGCTAACTCTCCAATGCCGCCAATAAGATCCAGAGCCCCAGCCCCCACCCCACGAGCCACATCACCTAACCCAACATCGAGATTTCGGGCAGGTCTGGTGGCAGATGATGCTGAAGAGGTGGCTTCGGATAGGTTGCTATCGAGGTTGTTCCAAAAGGGGTCGGTGCGGGTATCGGATATTTGCGGCTGTGGCAAAGCCTCACGCAGTCCAAGCTTATGCATGTCGTCCTCGGGGTTTTGTAAAAAAGAAAAGCCCCGAACAGCGAACTGCTCAGGGCTTTCAGATGCGGGCGACCAAAAAACAAACTGGCCTATTATGGGGAGATGCTAACGTTGGAATAATTAAAATTCAAGCAACCTCAGCGTCCCACATGCTCACTGAGCTTATAAACAAAATGAGAGGTATCCTCACATTTCAAATGCTATATAACCACCGACTAGACTAGCGCGTGCTGAAGCTCGTCTTTATGCTCATTCTTAGTTTTGGATGTAGCATCCAGAATTTCAACAGTGCAGTGATTACCATCAATTGGGGAGTTCGCATACAGCGCCGTTGATAGTGGATCTGCTTTACTACGACTAATTGCTTTGGTTGTGTCTGTCCCAGAATAAATAACATGCAGCTCATTGCCAACCAGCTCCCAGGCACAAATTGTGGAGCTTTCTACGCTTAACCAGGGCTTCGTGACTTTTACCACAGAAGAAGTTGGGCTGAAATCTAAATAGCTATCTTTTGTGCCTGCCACTTTGAAATAAAACTGAGTTTTACTATCTTTGTATTTCTCCAACTGGAATTCAACGGCTTCTGCCTCTGAACCATTCCCATAAAAGGTGTCACTACCTTTAGTCAATTTCACATAACCAAAGTTTTCGCCCTGAAATTTCAGCTTGAGGATTTTATTTCCCATATCTATAACACCCTATATTAATGTTGATTATTCATGAAAAATAACAAAATTTAAAATTACAGCGCTAGCAACTAGATGAGTATGGAACTCAACGTAATTACTACGCTTAATTAAGCTAAGCGAATTCACACAAAACAGAAACTGACAAAAGCATCAATTGCATGATACCGAATGCTCATCTACACAGCAAAAACGATTTAAAATCAATGTCATACAGACTCATATTGACTTCTTACAACCCAAGGGAAATCGATCAAATCTTTTTACCGCGCCAAAATAGCGTCAAAACAAAATACCTATTAATGTCCTTGGGCTTGGCTCATTGCCTTATAGGCTTCCAGCCTGGCATCACGTAGTCGAGTCGCTGTCGTGTTAGCCTGAGCCGCCTCCTTCTGCTTGGCTCTAGTCTGGCGCCACAACTCAAATGCCGTGTTCATCCTTGCCGGACTATCAAGTAAACCGTTGAGCTTGCCGTGATGGTGAGCCTCCTTGATGAACTGTAACCGTTCAGGATCCTCCCCAGCCCATTCTTTGAGCGGGTGGTTATTCCTTGCCTCTTGCGGCGGGGTGGCAACACCATATGTCTCAGCCAACACACCTTTGCTCTGCGCAAGTTGAGCATCAAGCGCATCGAGCTGAGCATCTTTATCGTCGGTATTACTGGCAGAGACCCGCGCCCGGTTCTGGCCATGTTGTTTTTCAAGATCGGTTATCGCTTTCTTGTAGCCAGCCTGGTCAGGGCCTGCCGTCAATCCAAGCGCGGTTCGTAGCTGGTCTGCATTGCTGATCATGTGCTTGGACAATGCGGCCCGTTGATAGGCAGGCTTCAAGAAGTCGTTGAGCGGAATAACTTTGGGCTGGTCGTCCGGGGCCGAGGTACGATTATTGGTGACCGGTCGAATGTCGGTGCTGCCGTCGTCGTAGGTCACTTCCACCCCCAGCACCACGCCGCGCCCATCAGGGGTGATCATGATGTTGCTCAGCTGCTTGCCGGTGATGGTCTTGCCGCTATCCGGGTCGATATCGCCAACCCCCTTGCCGATCTCGTCCTGATAGAGTGTACCGGCAGCCTTGATAAACTGCGGGTTGTTCACGGCTGCATGCCCTTCCGGTGTGGTCGGGTCGAGCTTTCCTTCCTGAGCCTGGCGCATCAGATTGCCAGCATGGGTAACAAAGGTCTTGCCCGCCTCGGCATAATCAGGCTGCAGGTAGCGCTCCGGGTTGAAGGTGCCAGCCCGCGGATCCCGCACCACGTTCCAGAACTGCTGGCCCGGGTCTTTGCCTTCAGCCACAGCTTGCCAGCCGGACTGAATGATGGGCAGGTTCTCCTGTTGGTACAGCTGCTTATTGCGCTGCTCCTTCTGCCACTCATATTCCTGTTGCTGGCGCGACTCCTGAGCCGCGGCGCGGCGCTCAGCCGCGTTGGCTCGCACCTCGGCAGATTTCACCTGGCGCTCGGTGAGCGCGCACTGGCGATCAGCCCGATCGTCGGCAACCTTGTCCCGGCCACGACTGTAACCCAGCTCATCCTGATAGCGAGCATCTGCCACCTTTTGCCGCTCCTGCTCGCTCTGCCACATGGCGTCACGCAGGCTCATGGCCTTTTCCATTCGCTCATCTTCTTTCTGGCCGCGCTGATAGCGGTCCATGGTGTTGAAGCCAGCCAGAAAGCCTTCTGCCAATCCTGATACGCCCATCACTCACCCCCTTAAAACAGGCTGTCCGCCAGAAAGCCAATGCCGCCACCAACCAGCGCCCCGACCGGGCCGCCAACCATCATGCCAATCCCGGCTCCCGCCCCGATCGAGCTCATGGTCTGCTGCTTGCGCGCCGCCTTAAGGCTCTTGTTGGCAGACTCAATCTCCTGCTCCCGATTGGCCGCATCGCGCAGCCCCATCATCCCCTGCTGGCGCGTCTGGGCGCCAATATCAAGTAGTCCGTACCCCATCACATACCTCCACCGGTTTTGATTGCCTCACGCAGGCCAGCATCAGCGCCGGTCAAGATCCCCATCTGGCGCGCCTGCTCCTGCTCGCGCAGGCCGTTTTCAGTGCCCGCCGTCATCAGGGCAGCCCGCAATCCCTGGCTGTTGTCGTTGGCGTTGTTGCTCACCCCCATGCGGGCATTGCGGTTTGCCGTGGCCTGCTGGGCCGAACGCAGAGCGTTGGCGTTGTTCTCATCCACCCGGCCGAGCTGCTCCTGCAGCAACTTGCCGTTGGTGGCCAGTTCCATCAGCTCCTTCTGCTTCGGGTAGAAGCGATTTTTCCAGTCCTGGTAGCTCTCTCGGGTGATCTGTGCAAATGTATCTGCGGCGTATCCCATCGTTTACCCCTTAATAGCCCTTGCCTTGCAGCACGCTGGCTGTCGGGCTGATCTTCTTGCTCACGGTTGTGGTTGTTGCAGGCGCCTTCAGCTCCTTGAGCCCATACGCCGTGCCAGCTCCCGCCAGCGTACCAACCAGACCAGCGGTTGCCTGTTGGCTCTGGAATGAACTCTGGGCGTCACTGGTGGCCTTGCGCAGGCTGGTAGTTGCCATATCTCCCATGGCAGCCAGCGATTCAGCCTTCTGCCCGGCACCAATGCTAACCACATCCTTGAGGCCAGCCACATACTTATCTTGCTGGCTGGACTGGGCGCGATTTGTGGTGTCGGTCTGGCTCAGCGCCTGGTCCGTCTCCAGATTGGACATGGCAGCCTGATACTTGCCGCTGGTCGGATCCACACCTCCAGCCGCCATAGAGTCGGCCAGCCCGGCGCGTGCCTCGCCAAAGGATTGAGCGGTACCCAGCGCGGCCGTGCCAGCCAGCTTGCCGTACTCGCTCTCGTTGTTGAGGTCATCCACCTTGTCCATAAAGATGTCCTCATACTGCTGCAGGTCGTTTTTATAGAGCTGCCACTGCTCCATGGCCACGCCAGCCGCAGCTTTCTGGGCTTCCGTCTCCTGAATTTCGTTAGAGCCCCCCTTGCCCATCACTCACCTCACAAGTTGATCTGAAACACAAAGAGCCCGTCAGCATCATCTGGCTGACGCACCCACCCCATTCTTGGCGCTACCCTTAGCCACCCCTTGCGCGCAGAGTGAAAGCGCAACCAGCGGGCACCTATCATGCGGGCCAGCCGCTTCACCTCCGGCAGGTGACGCTCTGGCGCCCCGCCATCACCCCAGCCGACCCACACCAGCACGCCGGTAGTTCCCCGCTCGCTGACCGGCTTCAACACGAAGCCGTCATCACCACGCACAAACAAAAACGCCACCCTGTTACGGATGGCGTCTTGCAGTTCGGCGGATAGCCTGGGGTTGCCTGTGTCGCTGGCGATGCGGTTGAGCTTAGCCACATGGTTAGCCAAAGGTTGCACTCCCAACCTTAGTCACCATTGCAATAGCTCCTGACATATTTACATTTACATACCCCCCGCCTCCGCTGAACCTGACAATTATTGTTGCAGATTGCCCTTTGGGTAAGCGGTGGTGAAACGTTGGTTGACAAAAATCTTTACTATAATTGCCTTTTGCTGATGCAGAGAACGAAGATCTAACCTCTCCGTTGAGAATGAAAGAGGCCACGACACTGACTGTATGGTCTGTGTCACTGTGATCCCCTCCCCCTCCTGTTGTATACCCCTCGACCTGAACATTAATGCCAAAAACAACAATATCCCTATCCATGTTCGACACTGCTGGAACACTAAATGTCACATCTGTTGGGCCAGATACATTTGTATTTAATGACTTTATTGCTGTAACATCACCTACAATCCGCTCCGCATATATCGTTCCTTTTACTGTGCAATTTTCTTCTATCGTGCAGTTGCCGATAGTCATATTACGAACATAGCCACCTTCTGCATTTAGCTTGTTGGTGTATATGCTGCCATCTGCATAAATGATGGTGTGCCAGCCCCAGTTCCAGCCATTATAAGGCCCGCCTTTGCCAAATCCAGCTGCGCCGCCAGACATAAAGGCGTTGCCCATATCGAACTGGCCGCCAGTGACCAGCGGGGCGCTGATGCTCACCCCCGCCTTGATATAGTCAGCGGTGATCTTTTCGGAGTGGATGATCTGGATGGTCGCCTTTCTGATTAACGCCTCTTGGATGACGGTCTTACCCTGATCGATAGCTAAGAGTGGAGCTGTACTCCCATTTGGATTGTTTGGGTCATAAACAAATACTTGGCTGGCTGAGAGAAACACCTGACTGGTTCCGTCTGACTTAGCCACCAGGCCAATGCCAGCCTTAATTTCACCAGCGCTCGCTTTAACGGCCCACATACTGCCAACGCCACTCTCCAAGCTGGCCGCCGTTTCCTTTACCCCCTCATAATCCTGCTTTAGCCACTCATCAAAATGGCTGAGCTTTATTTGGCCGTCGAGCTCGTCAATGATGTCCTGAATATCCCGACTGGTCTCGGCATAAAGGCCGCCTGTGCTATGGTAAGGCCCCTCCATGCTGTTCTTGTTGACAAACCTGACCCAGTAAAACGCCTTGAACCCTTTGCCTACCGAATCGGAATATACGTTAGCCAGCGTGGTGCCCACTCGCACGGCCGTTGATACGTTGTTCTTGCTGGAGCGCCATATCTCAGCAAAGGCGTGCCCCTTGTAAGACGGGGGATCCCATGTAAGCGTGACGGTATGAAAGGCGCCATCAGCGGTGACATTCACCGGTGCAGTTGGCGTCTGAACCCCAGACCATTCAGGATCGGTTGGCTTGTCTGGTGGTAATTCTGGTACCACCACCCCACTCCCATTGCGACGCAGGTTGATCATGCCGATAGCTGCAGCTTCTCGCAGCGTCAGCGCTTTATCCAGCCGGTCACCTTTCTGACCGGTCAGGATTTGCATGTTTTCTGTCAGGCCCTGCTGGGTACTGCTGGCCCGGAACGTGGCGCGACTCATTGCAACGACACCTCCGCCATGCTTCCGCCAAGGGTGATGCGATCCACTACGCTACTACCCTCCACCTCAATCTGCCAACGATCGCCGCGCAGCGGAGGCAGGCGAAAGCCGGTTGAGGGAACCTGGCCAATCGGCAGCCTGAACACCTCCTCACCGTCAACCCTCAGAGCAACCCCAATCTGGGTGATGTCATCAGCAGTCACCTTGGCGCAACTGATCCGTTGCCATCGCGGCAGAACAAACAGTTTTGACCGCCATCGCATCGTCAGTGCCTTGCTTCCGCCTCGCCACTTAAAGAGCTCGGCCCCCTTGGCGATCATCAGCGCGTCCATCTGCATATCCGGAACCGCAGCATCCCATCGCCCAGACAGCCAGCGAAAGTCACCAGATTTGGGGTCGAACACAAAGCCGTGGCTATCAGTCAGCGCAACATACTTGCCTTCGCTGTACCATGCCCTCATGGTTTCCGGCTGCAACGCCTGCCACTGCTCGCGGGTGATCAGACTTTCCGTCACCAGATGGCCGCCATCAGCACCCACGCCAACAAGACCATCCGGCGAGGCATACAGCACCAACCCATCTAGCGCGACCATGGAGCGGGCGCTCACGCACGCCTGCTGCACTGACGAGAGCTTTTGGCCAGTGATGGATGATGGAGAAGCGCCTTGAAACAGATAGGGATAACCCTTGGTGCCCACCACCAGAGCGGTATCGATTGCAGCAATAGCCACAATGTCATGCTCGGTGGTCAACTTGTACTTTTCAGGCCACGCATATGGCAGGTAAGGCTCGGAGAACAGCACGGTATTGCCGACAAACCCTGCGCATATCCCGTTTGCCATCTGACAGATGCCCCGCATCTTGTCTGGCGGCATGGTGTAGCCGTAGGTCTCAAGTACAGGCCCGAGCTCGCCATCTTTTTTGCTGTCGATATACGATGTGAAGGAGATGGGGAGATCGGCAACCAGAAGATAATCCGCTATCCCAGCTCCTGATACTGATCGGTACAGGCGCCTGCGAGTTACATTACTGTTGTTGGTCGGTGCTGGCGAGAGTGACACAGATACAGTTGAGCCAGGAATGGTGATTGTGGCTTTGCCGCTAGCAGGGCCTGGAGCTCCCTCCTCTCCCAGCCCGGTGACATAGGTTTCGACATAGAACCGGGTTTCATCATCGGTGGGATCATCATCCTTGCCACCAGATGGTGGGGTAATCGACTGCACACCTGGCGGGGTTGTCGGCGCCGGCACACCAAGGCGATACCAGGCAGTTGGCTTGTTGCTACCGCCAGTGGCGATCGCGTCATAAGTCAGCTTCGGATAAGCGCCATCCGTGAAGTAGACCCGATTGTACCTGTCCTGTGCAATGGGTGAGCGCATCACCTCAACCAATCCACTCCAGGCAAACCAGAATTCGCCGTAGTAGTGGAAGATTGTCTTTGGCGTAAATGGCAACTGAACACCCACACCAAGATCGTCACGCAGCGGGGTGATAATCCCGCGGTCGAATGCGCAATCCCGCGCCAGCTCTGCTGCTTCATCTGGCAATAGGTGGCCCGCCACGCGTGGTATCATGCCTCGCATGGTCACAATATCGATAAGTGGCATCAGATGCTCCGGCAAACGGAAACAAAAAAGCCCCGCTCGTGAGAGCAGGGCCATGATTGGAATATCCTAACGCCGGGAGACTACCAAGTAAATGCCAACACAGCGCCAACGTCAGTGAGGGTGGAAACAGCCAGCTCGGCGGCGTTACTGGCCTGCCGGATCTGCTCGCGCAGGGCTAGCACATCGGCCACCGCCTCGAACCCTGTTTCACCTAACTGTTCGCGCTCTCTCGCCCGTTGCAACCGCCAGTCGAGAGCGCTAATGCGGCGCTCTGCTTCTGCTTTAATGTTAAGTATTTTGTAAGCAATTGCAGATTCCGCGTCGTTAACATTAACTAGATTATCCGGTACAGAACTGGAGTCAACGTATATAAGTTCCATCACGAAATCCTCAAATAAAGGTTCTTCGTATAATCAGCGATACCAGCAAATTTCACGTAATTATTCGTAACGGCCGGAACGCCGCCAGAAGTATTAGGCAATCTGATTGCCACTTTTTCCGATAAACCGAGTTCTGCGTTACCAGAAAGGCTAAGACTTCCTAGGCTGGCGACAGCGGGGGAGTAAAACCGAAAGGCGTCAGTGACCGACAAAGTAACACCGAAATGTGAAGACAGATCGAAAATCTTGGCCTCGTTAGATACATTTGCATTCGGAATAATGAGGGTAACTTTATTGGTCACTGGGTCTAATGACGCAATTCCAGCCCCGGGAAGAACGAAATAACACAAACCGTCTCGCACAAGAGAGGACTGCCCAGCGTACTGGGTAGCCGCAGGAAGAAGTGCGGCAGCAGCGTTGTTTATAGTAACGCCTCCAAGGCTAGGGGGATCGGTTGTTATAGACGTGTATGGCCCACCAAGACTGGTGGCCTTAGCCGGACCAGAATTACCACGGAAAGCGATAAAATACGATGCGATGGCATTCTTCACATAAGCCAAATCAGTCAGATACGTAACGCCACTTAACGTTATGGAATTTCCTGGCTGAATATCACCATCATTGACGGCATGAAGAGACACCGAGGAAGGGCTACTAGAACCAATCGACAGAAAAACAAGTTGGGTTTCGGAAAGAAATCTGACAGCCTTAGGGGAAGATACCGCACTGGAAACAGACTTGAAGGTATTCATATCGTCCGAAGAGTAGTACACGGTGCATATTCCGGCCGATCATGAACACCAATTCCGATTCAACGTGAACACCATTTCCGGACCAATGTGAACGCTCATTCCGGTTCAACCTGAACACTTCGCCCCTCCTTTCCGGAAACAGTGTTCAACATCCCGGAATCACTGTTCACATTCACCGGAATCATCCTTAACGCATTGATTTAACAACCTTTGATACGCTCTCCCTTTTGCCAGGGAAGAGCCTATGTCTGCCAAGAGGATTGCAATGCGTAAAATTCGTGAAGTGCTGCGACTGCGGCTGGAAGCTGACCTCTCTGTTCGCCAAATCAGTATCTGTACCAAGGTCAGTGTCGGCTCCATCCAGAAACTCCTCAAAAGTGCCCAGGCACTCGGCCTTACCTGGCCCTTACCTACCGAGCTTGATGATGGCCGACTGGCTACCCTGTTCTATCCGCAGGCCGATACCACCATCTCGGCCCGCCATGTTGTGCCGGATTGGCCCTCTGTCCATCAGGAGCTCAAGCGCAAGGGGGTCTCCAAACAGCTGCTCTGGGAGGAGTACACCCAGCGCTATCCCAACAGCTGTTACAGCTACTCCCAGTTCTGTGACCGTTACAAGTCCTGGTGTCAGTTGCAAAAGCGCTCCATGCGCCAGATCCACAAGGCGGGGGAAAAGCTCTTTATCGACTACTGCGGGCCCACGGTGCCCATCGTCTCGCCCTCCACGGGTGAGGTTCGTCAGGCCCAGATCTTTGTCGCCGTGCTTGGTGCGTCCAACTACACCTTTGCCGAGGCTACCTGGTCACAGTCACTGCCGGACTGGCTGCAAAGCCATGTCCGTGCCTTTGAGTTTTTCGGCGGGACCCCGGCACTGCTGATCCCCGACAACCTCAAGAGCGGTGTCAGCAAGGCTTGCCGATACGATCCCGAGCTCAACCCCAGCTATCAGCAATTGGCCGAGCACTATCAGGTGGCGGTGATGCCAGCGCGTCCCTACAAGCCCAAGGACAAAGCCAAGGCGGAAGTGGGTGTGCAAATCGTCGAGCGCTGGATCCTGGCCCGCCTGCGCCATCAGACTTTCTTCTCGCTTGCCGAGCTCAACCAGTGCATCCGGGCCTTGCTGAACGAACTCAACGAGCGCCCGTTCAAGCAACTGCCCGGTAACCGGCGCGAGGCGTTTGAGCAGTTGGACCGCCCGGCACTGGGACCACTGCCGGTGCATCCCTATCGCTATGTCGCCATCAAAACGGTCAAGGTCAACATCGACTATCACGTCAGCTATGAGCAGCACCACTACTCGGTGCCACACCAGTATGTGGGCCAGCAACTGGAGCTCCATGCTGGCGACACTTTGCTTCAGGTCTATCACCAGCAACATCTGGTCGCGAGCCATCCGCGTAAAACCATCCCGGGGATGAGCACGATCCCGGAACACATGCCGGAACGCCACGGCAAGCAGCAACGCTGGACGCCAGGTCGTCTCAAGCAGTGGGCTGCTGACATCGGACCGGGCACCTTGTGCTGGGTTAGCGAACGGCTGGAAGAGAAAGCCCATGCCGAGCAGGCATACCGACTCTGCCTGGGGCTACTGAGTCTTAGCCGGGAGTATCCGCCATCACGGGTCGAGGCCTGCTGCCGGTTAGCTAATCGGGAAGGGCTGGTGCGACTCAAACAGCTCAAGTCGGTGCTGACCAGTGGCCGCGACCAACTGCCCGCAAGTCCGCTGAGCTACCCAGAGTTACCGCAAGAGCACGAGAACATCCGTGGCCCCCAGAGCTTCCACTAAAGAGGATACGCCCCATGACCCAACAAACCCTGACCCGCCTGAGAAACCTGAAACTGACCGGCATGGCGGATGCCGTGCAACAACAACTGGAACAGGCGAGTGCCTACGAAGGGCTGCCCTTCATCGAGCGGCTAAGCCTGCTGGTCGAACACGAACAACTGAGCCGGGAGCAGCGTAAGCAAGCTCGGCTTGTCAAGCAGGCAAGGCTCAAACTCCAGGCCACGGTGCAGGAGCTGGACTACCAGTCAGCACGCAATCTGGAGCGGTCACAGGTAGCAAATCTGGCCCAAGGAGAGTGGCTGCGCCGGGGCCAGAACCTGCTCATTACCGGCCCCTGTGGCTGTGGAAAAACCTACCTGGCTTGTGCGCTGGGCTACCAAGCCTGTCAGCAAGGGCATAGCACTCGTTACTACCGGCTGTCACGCCTGCTGCTTGAACTGAGCCAGGCCAAGGTAGATGGCAGTTACGCCAGACTGCTAGGCCAACTGGCAAGGATAGAGCTGCTGATCCTCGATGACTGGGGACTGGAAGCGGTGAATGCCGAGCAGCGCAACGCCCTCCTGGAGATCATGGATGATCGGTATGGGAAATACTCGACGGTAGTGGTCAGTCAGCTGCCAACAGAAGAGTGGTACGCGAGCTTGGGGGACAACACCCTGGCAGATGCGATCCTGGACCGGCTGATGCACAACGCTCACCGGCTGTCACTGAAGGGAGAATCGATGAGAAAGAGGAGAAGTGAGTTGACCCAATCTGAACACTCGAGTTAGAAACGGGGTGACGTGAGCGCGTTAAGGATCAGGGTGTTCACGTTGGCCGGAATGGCTGTTCAACTTCGCCGGAATACGCAGACTCCCCCCATCGCCTCAAAGAACTGGCGGATCTGGAAGTAGGGGACTCCCATCTTGATGCCAATGGCTTTGGCTTCTGGGCTGCGGGATACCACACAGCCGTCGTTGTTGGAGAGTACGACGATCGGCACCCCCTTGAGATCGGGTCGAAATAGCCGCTCGCAGGAGGCGTAGAAGTTGTTCACATCGACCAGGGCAATCACGTGGGGCATGGCTTACCCCAGCTTGGTTTTGTGCAGGACGAAGGTGACGACACCGAATATCTCGAGCTCTTGTCCCTCTTGCAGGTAGATGGGAGCAAAGTCTGGGTTGGCAGGCATCAGCGCAGGATACGGACGTTCCTGCAGCCGTTTCACTGTGAACTCGCCATCAAGACAGGCCAGTACAATGGCGCCATGGCGTGCTTTGAGCGCCCTATCGACGATCAGCAGATCACCATCATTGATACCTGCCTGCACCATGCTGTGCCCGCTGGCTCGGACATAGAAGGTGGCAGCCGGATGCTCCACGCATAGTTGGTTCAGGTCGATCGTCTGCTCGATATAGTCCTGAGCGGGGGATGGAAAACCACAGGCCGCAGGGGACAGATATAAGGGGGTCTCAAGTGCTGGCGAATCGAGTTCAGGTACTGCAAACATGGTTAGGACTCTATAATGCTGTATATAAATACAGTATGGCTGCACCCATGATGAAGATCACCGTGGAGCAAATGACTCCGGATCAGGTAAGCTGTTGCCACATTCTACGTTTGGAGCCATCAATGTCTTTCAATCTGTGTGTCTTGCCGAAAGATGAACAACTCAGAGTAGAGGTAGAAAAGGCTGCCGCCTATGCCGTGTGGAAGGAGAAGAACCCTGAAATCAAGACTCCTGCCGAGAGCGAGGCCGGGAATTACAAGGGGGAAATGCAAACCTACTTTTTGCAGCAGGTAGAGCGATACAGGAAGATGAGATGACACAAAACCAAACACTTCTACTACTACCCCGTTGGTTTATTAAGCGACAGCTTATTGTATCGAGCTGTATCTTTGTAATCCTTCCAGCCGTCCTAATTTTGTTTTCAACCAAACCAATACACATTGTGCCAAGCTTCCATTTATTGGGCAAAGTGATGGTGATGTTTGGAGTGGCTCTGCTTTATCCATACAGCAGATATGCGGTTCAGCGGATCATTGATTACTGGTATGGGAGTGAGCGGGTAGTGTATGACGGCTCCCTAGAAGCAACCTTAGATCGCAAGTTCATGAAGATGATGGCGAGTTTGATTCTAATTTTTCTGCTAGGACCTTTGTGTCTCCTTGCATTACGAGTATCACATTGGAGAAAACGTATAGCCATAACACCATAGTTGGCCCACGACGGATACCTTGTTACTAGACGAGAAATTAACATCATAAATGCCAGCATGCTATACATGACTGGCATTCTTTCTACACAGCAGATAAGACTATCTACAATCAGTAACAGCAGGTGTTTGGATGGGGCCGCTTGAATGGTTAGCTGAAGTGGCGAGATATGACGCATCTGCATCCCATATTTAAATATATAAGCATCTTTCATTTTTTACCGTTGCGATTATCATAAGATAACTATTATGATTGCCGTCAATGAAGACTAATGACGCAACCAATCGCAAGTACAACTTAATTACAAGACGATCATCTTAAGAGAGAAAACATGAGCGATTTTATCAAGGTTTTTTTGAATCAACGTAGTCTGCGTGCGGCTCTGCGCGAGTTGAGTTTTGAACAACTGACTGAAGCAAAAGAAAAGCTGGATATGCTTTTCAAGGAGCGCGAGGAAGCTGAGCTCAAAGTCATGCAAGAGCAGGAAGAGCGCCAGGCTAAATTGGCCGAATTCCAAGCAATGCTGGAGCAAGCCGGTATTGACCCGAGCGAACTGCTGGGTGCTGGTGAAGGTAAAGGCGCCAAGGAGACCGCAGCTAAGCGCGTCCGGGCTCCTCGTCCTGCCAAGTACAAATACACCGAAGATGGTGTAGAGAAAACCTGGACTGGCCAAGGCCGTATGCCCAAGGCGATTGCCCATGCGGTAGAGAACGGTACCGCTCTTGAAAGCTTCCTGATCTAAGGCGCTAGGAAGTTGAAAAGCCAAGGAGTGATCCTTGGCTTTTTGTTTTGTGAAATGCGGCGAATGGGCTGCTGAGATAGCTTCAAGCAACTGATATATCAGTTTATAGAGGAGCCATATGGATATAACGCTTCAAAAGCAAAGCATCATTCGATATGATGATTTCCATTTGGGGCAAAAGGATTTTACGTGTCGAAGAATGCAGCCAAGGTCGGCAATATCGGAACCGATCATGATGGTTTTCCACCGACCAAAATTACAGCTGGCTCACCAGATGTTTTCATTGATGGAGTGCCTGCAGCGAGGGTTGGTGACCCACTAGAGCCACATGACAAGCCAAATAACCCCCCACACCCGCGCAAGATTGCTTCAGGCTCATCAACAGTGCTGGTAAACGGTAAACCACTAGCAATAACAGGTGGCGCAGTTGACTGTGGTGGGGTGATCATTGGCTCAGGAACCGTCTTCGTTGGTGACATAGCGCCACCTGTAATCTCCCCAGCCATCATTGCGGGGTTGTTTGATGAGCATTTTTGCATCATGGATAGTGAAACTGGGGTGCCGTTTAAACATCTGGCCTATGGCATGACATCTTCAACAGGGGTTGTAGAAGGTATTGTCGATACAAGTGGCAAGACTTCCAAAGTGAAAGGAAAGTCTGAAGAGGACTTAACCCTTGATTATGTTTTCCAGACAAGGATAGGGCTGCGATAATGACGGTTGCTAATGTAAAATTATCACCAAGCGCAAATACAAAGGGACAGGATGTTGAGGTTGATGTTTTCCACCTAGATCAAATTCCAGATGCAATGGAAAAAATGGGATGGACAGTTGCACCTCAGCTTATGCGTCATTGGTTTAGCATAACCCCTGCGTATAAATTCACACAGAACACAAAAATCAAACTAATTACTGGTGATGCAATGGAGATCCCAGAAAAGTTAGTTAACGATACTATCGTTAAAATGGCGTGGGCGCGGCCATACATTAAGGATAAATTGCAGGAGAGAATGAAAACTTGGAACTCTGCTGCTGGTATCGAACGTTTATTGAAAAGACTTAAAAGTGCAGGTTATTCCCCTAACCTGTGTGTACCACTAGGTATGAGTGATAGCGCTAGGGTGTTGGATGCAACTGCGCAGGTGAATACGATTAAGGTTGGTGGGTTACTAGATACCATTGATGATTGGTATGGCGCAATTGGTAATGCAAGCTTGAACTTTGCGGTAAGTGGTTATTCTGGGACTCATCAAAATAGGCCAGCTTTCTTTGTAGACAGGGTCGGTGTATACATCAAAGATACATACGATTTTGTAGATGATAACAAACATGCCTCTGAGCCTTTGGGGGTATGGAGTAAGAATAGGGTGCTCACTAAAGCTGAAAGCACAATGTATCTTGCCTCTTACGGTTCAGGTTTATTTGGGATGTTGGCACGTAATTGGAGTGGATTTGTTCCTGTGTTTAATAGCGACTTCCGGGATTGGCAAGATAAGCATAATACAGGCGGAGACTTCATCGTATTCTCGGATGTGCTTTGGTTAAGTCCACTTCCTAATCAGCGGGTTATTTTTTTGTGAAAAAATTAGCTAAAATTATTACAGTGATTTTTGCAGTTTATTGGCTGCTGTTTGCGCATGTGTCATTGAATTTTTTAGATGAAACGCCACCCTTTAGTCAGGTGTCAGAAGATGGCCGCTATAAGGTTGTCTTTAAGTCGGTGTACCCGGTTAATCCTATAGGCGTATACTGCCTCCTTACTAAGGATTGGGCGCCTATATATTTTGTTTTGTATGATTCAAATGGTGGCTATATTGGGCAATCCTCACCATTTGCATGCTATTGGAAATTTAGTAGTGCTGCATTAGTGTTTCCTGGTGAAGCAAATACACTTGATAAAAATAGCTTTCTTGTGCTTGATGATGAATATGATGGTGAGCTTGACATTAGCACGGAAAAAAAGAGGTGGTGGAGTATATTGCTTTCGCCTTTTTCTTAAGAGATTAGCAAGCCTTCTAATATAATGGAGGATAACATTATCAGGTGAGCACGATGCTTGTCTGATAATGGTATATAGTATGCGAACTTGGTGGAGAGTGATTTTTGATAAATTGCTAGGGAAAAAGGGAGTGTCCAGCCCTCTGGACATGGAATCAATCTTCAAGGGTTCTGGTGCCACTGCCTTGCAGGCTCAGGCGTACCGTGGGTACCCAGCCTCCCTGCCACTAGATGCTGGAATAGGGGCTTACCTAGTGCGCTTCTTGGTATCCGAAGGCTGCATGGAGAGGCTGACACTAGCACTTTCTCAGATAGGATATCTGGTTCTCCCTGAACTGGATACACAGGTTATAGAGCGTTCAGGGGACCACTCAGGTAAGAAGGTGATGCTATTTCTGCATCCCTCATTTGCGGGAACGATAGTCTCGTTTGCAAGTGATGACCTCGATGTACTTGAGGCTCTCCAACAGACAAGATTAGCCCCACCTCTCCCTGCAGACTCATTCCCATGGATTGACCCAGAAGCTCTGGGGTCACTGCAGGGCGACGTGGAATACTGGTGGATGAATTTTTGGTTGCCATTCTGGGTGTCTTTGAACCAAGAAGAGCAATTAGCCTTGGACCTTGAACCCGAATGGCGAGAGTTCATTGTTAACCACCAACCGACGTTGGTTACAGAATCTGCTGGTTGAATACTCATCAACTCAGCGTTAGCATCTCCCAATGATGGCCAGAGTCTTACCGACCCTGGCCTTTTTGTTTCTAGCCCGCCTCGTGCGGGCTTTGTCGTTTCTGGGGGGAGGGATGAGCAAAGAGGAAGGGGTGGCAACGGCCGCAGTGGTCTCAGGGGTTGCCGTAAAATCCGGCCCGCCGGTCATTGTCTCAACGATGACTCTGGCGGGCTATTCGCTCAATGACTGGGTGCTTGCGGCCACGCTGGTCTGGATTGTGGTCCAGATGGGGTGGTTTATTTGGAGCAACATCATCCGGCCTCGGCTTACCCGGGGAGGGAGAGAATGAGCAAAGTACGCGTCGCCGTTGCCGCACTGACGCTCTCCGCCGCCGGCTTTGTGGGGATCTTGAATCGAGAGAACATCAAGCTGGAAGCATACCCAGATCCGGTTCACGGCTGGCAGGTACCCACCATTGGGGCCGGTAGTACCGAGGGGGTGAAGCGAGGAGACAAGATCACTCCGCTTCAGGCCATCAATAGGAGCTTGCGTGAGGTCCGCGTGTTCGAGAGCGCCCTCAAAGGCTGCATCAAGGTACCGCTCTACCAGTATGAGTTCGACGCCTACGTCCAGCTGTCGCACAACATCGGCCAAGGGGCGTTCTGTCGCTCTACGATAGTGAAGCGCCTCAATGCTGGTGACTACGAAGGTGCTTGCGAGGCGATCCTGCTGTTTCGTCGTGCCGGCAGCCAGGACTGCTCTGTGCCTGGTAACCGGGTGTGTGGTGGCCTCTGGGCAGACCGGCTGCGACTGCATGCACAGTGCAAGGGTGGAACATGACCCCGAGTAGCTATGCCAAGGCTGCGCCCTATGTCGCTGGCGGCCTGGTCGTTGCAATCTTGCTGGGCTCAGGCCTGGCCTTGTATCAGTACCGCTACAGCGAAGGCTATCGCGCTGGGGAACAAACTGAGCGGCTTGAGTGGCAAGCGAAATGGGACCGACAGGCAGCGGAACTCGCTGCTGCTAAGGCCAGAAACTTGGAATTGGTGCGTGAAGAAGAGCAGCGCCGCCATAATGAAATCGAGAAGGTGAGACAAGATGCAGAACAGGATATCGCCCGGGCCGAAGCTGATGCTGCTGCCGCTAATGCTGTCGCTGGTAGCTTGCGCGAACAAGCCCGCCGCTTGGCAAGTCGAGCCAGTCAGTGCGCCGGCAATCCCGGTACTGCCCAAGGAGGCCAGGCAGCAGGCCAGTCTGCCCTGGTGCTCGCCGACCTGCTCAGCCGGGCTGATGCTCGAGCGGGAGAGTTGGCTGCAGCATATGACCGAGCTCGAGCTGCAGGACTAGCGTGTGAGCGTGCCTACGATGCTCTGTCTGCCACAAAGCCCCGCCGATAGGCGGGGTTTCTGTTTGTGGGGGAATGGATGAACTGGAATGAAGATCTGGAGCGTGTTGGGAAAATGACCGGCGTTGTACACGGTATCCTGTCCCACGATGGCGATACAGCACTGGTGCTCTTGAACACTGGCGTCGCTGTGGAGGTATCTGCGACTCATCTGCCAGTACCCGGGGACACCGTTGTTGTAGGTGAGTTGTCTGTATAAATGGCCCGAATCGACTGGCTTGCTATGCAAGAGGAGTTCACTGCTGAGCACGCAGCCTCTGGCATCAGTGTGAAAGAGTGGTGCGAGAAACGAGGCCTCAACTACCAATCTGCGCGGCGCCATATCAAGTTTCGAACTGCGCAAACTGCGCATTCAGATGTGCGCAATGCGCAAAGTGCGCAGTCCAAAGTGCGCACAATTGCGCACTCCGAGAAGAATGCGCAACCCAAGGGGAATGAGGCTAAAGCCAGAGGGGGAGAGGGAGGAGAGAGTAAGTCATCTTCATCCACACAACGCCTAGTGGGCAGAGGCCAAAACCCGAATACCAACGGTCGTGACTGTGGTGGTCGCTTCATGGATGGCAACTCTGGTAATCCTAATCCCCCTAATCAGTGGCGCCCCGGCGACAGGCCAGCACTGACCCACGGCGGTTACGCGCAGTTCCTCGATGCGCCAGAGCTGTTCGACCAGGCCGAAGAACTGAGGCTGAGGGATGAGCTGATATTCACCCGGGCGCGCGTTATCTCTGTCACCAAGACCTTGAAGGCGCTGCAGCAAGATCTCGCTACGGCAACCGAGATGGCCGACAGGCTCGCCCTCTATGAAAAGCTCCTGAAAGCAGAGCAGGCCCTCGACCGGAACATCCAGCGCATTGAGTCCATAGAACGCACCCTGAGCACGATGCGGATTGACGAGGTAACTGGACCAAAGATTGAGGCCGATACCAAGCGGATTGAGGCTGCTACCCGCAAGTTGAAGGCCGAGGCAGATCGGCTGGAGAAAGATGGTGGCAGTGAGGCAACGCCAGTCAGCGATATGGTAGCCGAGCTGCAGAGAATGGGGACGGGTGGGGTTATGTGCAGCAAATGAATCTGATATGTTTGGGGGAGGGTAAAAAGGGGTGCTATCATGGAAAATGCATATAACTCGAAAACTCTTACAATTATATCAATTGTTATCCTTTTGTATTCAATTGATGGAGAAAGCTTCAATGGTAGTATTGAGTTGCTTGGTTCAACGTTGACTTTTTCCAAGCCTGTTTATGTAGAGTATGCGACAGTGTTTGCAATGTGCTTTTTGCTATGGCGGCATTTGGTCTCTACGTTACCAACGTTAAATGGTTTTAGGGCGGCAGTTATAAATAAAACTAACTTAAATAATTTGGTGGGTTATTATAAGTCGCAGTTAGAAGAATCTCTTTTAGAGAGAATTAAAGATATTCAGGCAAAGAAAAGCCCCTTTGAAAATCAACAAGGCAGGCTGAGTGATGTAAAGGTTTGTCTTTTGCACGCTAACATATTATCGTTCGATGTCGTTGTTAGTTACAAATTTGATGCGGATGTCCAGGCAAAGGAATTTCATGTGAATACGACTAGCGATATAAAGTTGTACACATCAATTCAATGGAAATACGCAAAATGTTTTTTAGCTACAATTTTTAAAGAGCCTCAGTTTTGGGAGACATATTATCCAATAGTGTTATCGGTGTCGGCACTCATAGTGTATATCTATAATCTAATTCAACGCTGAGTCATAGGAACCCGCTTCGGCGGGTTTTTTATTACCTGAGATCCACCAATGACCGAACTCGATATCTCCGCCATGACTGAGCAGGAGCAGATGGCTTACATCCGCGCAAAGCTCAGCGATAAGTGGTGGCGGATGAATAACCTCTACATGATCGAGAACGAGCAGGGGAGATTGGTGCGCTTCCGGCTGCGCCCGGCGCAAGAGCTGCTGTTCAAGACCATGTGGTGGCTCAACATCGTGTTGAAGGCGCGCCAAATAGGGTTCTCCACAGCCATCGATATCTATCTACTCGATGAGGCGCTGTTCAACAAGAACATCAAGTGCGGGATCATCGCCCAAGACCTGGCCGCAGCAGGGGAGATATACCGCACCAAGATTGAAGTCCCTTTCGATAACCTGCCCGGCTGGCTTAGGGCCCAGTTCCCGGTCGTTGCGCGGCGTGGCGGGGCAAACGGCGGTCACATCCTGTTCCGGCACGGCTCAAGTATCCAGGTGGCCACGTCCTTCCGCTCGGGCACTGTTCAGCGTTTGCATGTCTCTGAGCACGGGAAGATCTGCGCCAAGTACCCTGAAAAAGCCAAAGAGGTGCGCACCGGTACCCTGCAGGCCATCCACCCGGGCGCCGTGGCATTCATCGAATCAACGGCCGAAGGCGTGGGCGGCGATTTCCACGCCATGAGCATGAAGTCACTGGAGCTCAGCAGAACCGGCGGCGAGCTTAGCCAGCTCGATTGGAAGTTTCACTTCTTCGCCTGGTGGCAAGACCCCAAGTATCGCGACGAGGTGCCGGCATCCGGTGTGGTGGCCAGCAAAGCCCAGCTGGAATACTTCGCCGCGGTAGAGAAGGCGATGGGCTGTACCATCAGTGATGAACAGCGCCAATGGTATGTGCTCAAAGAGGCAACCCTGGGCACCGAGATGAAGCAGGAGTTTCCCAGCACGCCGCTAGAGGCGTTTCTGACCTCTGGTCGCCGGGTGTTTGACCCGATAGTGACGATGGATGCGGAAGGTGACTGCATTGCGCCACTCATCGTCTATGACATCGACCCGGTTACCGGCTCGCGTCACAAGGCTCGTAAGCCCGAGCGGCTGGACGAGCAGGGCCAGCGGTCGCTCGAGAACATGCTGCTGGTGTGGGAGCTGCCCGATCCCGATGAGGATTACGCTATCGGTGGCGACGTGGCTGAGGGGCTTGAACACGGTGACCGGTCATCATTAGATGTGGTGGCCAGAAGCGATGGTCGTCAGGTCGCGCACTGGTATGGACACCTGGATCCCGGGCTCTTTGCGCAGTTGCTGGCGCACGTCGGCAAGTTCTATGGCTGTGCAGAGCATGGCCCTGCTTACATCGGCCCAGAGCGCAACAACCATGGCCATGCCGTGGTGCTCAAGCTGCGAGAGCTTTACCCCATCCGCCGTATCTACACCCAAGAGCACATCGACCGTGACCGAGATGATGAGACCCCACGCTTGGGCTGGCTCACTACCCGGCAATCCAAGCCACTCCTGGTTGATGGCCTCAAGACCCTGCTGCGTGCCGGCCAATCGGGGATCCGCTGGATCGGTACCATTTCCGAAGCAACCACCTTTGTCTACGACAAGAACGGCAGCATGAACGCTCAGGAAGGCTGTTACGACGACCAGCTGATGAGCTACATGATTGCCCAAGAAATGCGCGCCAGAATGCCTGCTCGCATCGTCAAACCTGAATCCGCCCGTAAACCTAAGCACTGGATGGCCAACTGATGATCAATGCCCAGCCCAAGGCCCCTGAAAAAGGCGGCCTCGATACCGCACGCCTGCTCAAATTGATGAGCGACATCAACGGCCAGCCAGACTGGCGCTCGATGGCGAACCGCGCATGTGCCTACTACGACGGTGATCAGCTGCCTCCCGAGGTGAGCAAGGTGCTCAAAGAGCGTGGCCAGCCCATCACCATGCACAACCTGATCGCCCCAACCATTGATGGGGTGCTGGGCATGGAGGCCAAGAGCCGGACTGAGCTGATGGTGATCGCCGATGACCACGACGAAGAGATCGAGTTGTTGGCCGAAGCTGTGAACGCGGAATACGCCGATATGTGCCGCCTTGGTGGGTTAGACCGAGCCCGGGGAGGGGCCTACGCCGGCCAAATCAAAGCGGGATTGGAGTGGATTGAGGTCTGTCGCCGTGATGATCCGTTTGGTCCACGCTACAAGTTCAGCAACGTCCACCGGGATGAGGTGTTCTGGGACTGGCATAGCCGCGAGCCTGACTTGAGCGATTGCCGGTGGCTGATGCGCAGGCGCTGGTTTGATGTGGATGAAGCCAAGGCAATGCTCCCGAGCAAAGCTGACATCTTGGATCGCAGCATCAATGACTGGGCGGATATTGTGAACCTGACCTCTATTGAAGGGATGGATCCCAACCTGGTCAGTGCGTATGAGGAGTGGAGCCAGTTCAGCAGCAAAGAGGTGGAGTGGTGTAGTAGAGAGCGGGACCGGGTGCTGCTGCAGGTGGTTTACTACCGCACTTACACCACGCGCCAGGTACTGTTACTCGATTCGGGTCGAGCACTGGAGTTCGACAAGGGAAGCCAGCTACACCGCGCTGCTGTTGCGATGGGCAGAGCCAGGGTTGAACGTCGCCCAGTGGCCGTAATCCGAGAGTCCTGGTTTGTCGGCCCTCATCACCTGGTAGACCGTCCCTGCTCAGCACCCCACAACATGTATCCCCTGGTCCCGTTCTGGGGATATCGAAAGGATCGCACTGGAGAGCCCTACGGTTTGATTGCCCGGGCCATGCCGGCACAGGACGAAGTGAACCTGCGTCGTATCAAGCTGACCTTCTTGCTGCAGGCCAAGCGCGTCATCATGGATAAGGACGCCACCAACATGAGCCGAACCCAGGTGCTGGAGGAGGTTGAACGTCCTGATGGCTACATCGAGCTCAACCCGGAGCGCCAGAACAAAACCAGCGTGAGTGATGCCTTCAAGGTTGAGCAGGACTTCAACGTGGCAGCCCAGCAGTTCGAGGTGATGCAGGATTCGGTCAAGCTCATCCAGGACACCATGGGCGTCTACGCAGCATTCCTGGGGCAGGGCACAACAGGCCAATCCGGTGTGGCGATAAGCAACCTGGTGGAGCAGGGGGCCACCACTCTCTCGGAGATTAACGACAACTACCGCATGGGCTGCCAGCTCGTAGGCCAGCTGGCCCTGTCGTACCTACTGGAAGACATGGCCAACAAGCGCAACTACAAGGTGACCATCAACCGGGATGACCCGCGCCGGCGTAAGGCGGTAGTGCTCAACGTCGAGGCGGAAGATGGCCAACTGACCAACGATGTGACTCGGTTACGGGCGCATATCGCACTGGCGCCAATCCAGCAGACTGCTGCCTACAAGCAGCAACTGGCCGAACGGATGACTCAGGCGATGGCCCAGCTGCCGCCTGAAGCTGCTGCAGCATGCTTTGACTTGCTTGTGGAGCTGATGGACGTACCGCGTAAAGCGGAGTTTGTAGAGCGGATCCGCAATGCGCTTGGCATCCAGAAAGATCCGGACGAAATGACCGATGAAGAACGCGCGGCGGCTGAACAACAGGCGGAACAAGCGCAACTGCAGCAGGAAATGACCATGCGCGAGATGCAGGCCAAGCTGGCAGAACTGGAAGGCAAGGCCGCCAAGTGGCAGGCGGAAGCTCAGCGCATTACCAAGCTGACCGACTCTATCCGGTTCGAGGATGCGCTCAAGCAGGCGCAGACCGGGAAGACTCTGCAAGAGATGGAGAGACTGGCAGCGGAGCAGGAGACACTTCAGAGCGAGAAGGCGGTGCTGCAGGCTCAGCTACTGGAAACCATTCAGCAGCAGATTGATGCGATAGCGCTCTGATAGTTGCTTTTATAACCACCCAGCGTTAGCATTTCCCCATCATGGCCCAGTCTATCAAGATTGGGCTTTTTCGTTTGTCACATGTGACAGTTGTGAGTAGAGACTAAATCCAAAATAATCTCACACGAGTCCTTACCTCACCGTAGTGATATGCTCTATTGCCCGCCTCGTGCGGGCTTTTTTGTATCCAGCCCTCGCTGGGGAGCGCTTTTGCGAGAGCGTTCCCCCGCTTGGGCAGCGATACCACCCGCGAAAACCTACGAGGACGACCATGAAAACGAGCATCGAAAACCTGACCGGTACTGAGAGCCTGGATGAACTGGAAGCCATGTTGGCCGAAATCGAGCAAGCGCCTGATGTCGAGCTGAACAATGGCACTGCTACCGAGCAAACGGACGTAGAACCCGCGCCGTCGGCGGGTGAGGGGGCAGCCGGTACCGACCAGAGCACGGTAACCAGTGCGGCGCAGGAGGGCGATGAAGCAGCCAAGGAGCCTGAGAAGGTGATCTTGGCGAAAGGCGGTCAACACACCATCCCTTACGAGGTGCTTGAACATGCACGCCATGAGGCCAAGGAACTGCGGGAGCAGTTGGCCAGAGCGCAACAGGTTCAGGCTGAAAGGGATAAGTTGCAGGCGTTGCTGGATAAACACGGGATCAATCCCGATGTCGATCCTGATGACATCAGCCCGGACGAGCTGGATCTGCTGGCGCAGGACTACCCGGAGATCGGTAAAGCCCTGACGGCAGTTGCCCGCAAGCTTCACAAGCTGGAGTCACAGGCAGCACCGCAACACGATCAATCCACGGCAAACCCCGTTCAGGCCGCGCTGCAGGCGGTACCCGAGCTGGCCGAGTGGCGTGATCAAGACCAGGACCGCTTTGATTTCGCCCTGGCTATCGATGACAAGCTGCGAGTTGACCCGGCATGGAGCGATAAGTCCCTCGAGGCACGCTTTGCTGAGGTTGCACGTCGCACCAAACTGGCCTTTGGCGATGAGGTAGCTCCTCCTCCTGCCAAGGCACCCAGTAAGGATGCAGACAAGCCCGCGGACTTTATCCCGTCCAGCCCATCAGAACTCGGCCAAACCCATCATGCTCCAGCTACTGGGATGGAGCGCTACGGTGCCATGTCCCAGGCAGAGCTTATCGGTGAGATGAGCTCCATGTCTGAGGCCCAGATGGAGGCCTTGCTGGAGCAGGCCGGGTTCTAAATCAACAATCCACGTTACAAGAAAGCCCCGACTACCACGTCGGGGCTTTTGTTTTTGTAGGAGAGGTTCATGACCCAAATCACTACGGCGCAAGCCAACAAGATCCTGCAGGCCGCCCTGTTTACTGCGGCCAACCGCTCCCATTCGCTGGTTAACATGCTGACCGAAGAGGCCCCCAAAGGGGTCAAGATCAACGGTGGCAAGCAGACCAGTGCAGGAGCCCCGGTAGTGCGTATCTCTGATCTCGGTAAAACAGCCGGTGACGAAGTCGATATGCAGCTGTTCCATCAGCTCTCTGGCCGCCCGACCATGGGTGACAAGAAGCTGGCTGGTCGTCTGGAAAGTCTCTCTTTTGCAGACTTCTCGCTGAAGATCAACCAGTCCCGCCATGGTGTGGATGCTGGTGGCAAAATGAGCCAGAAGCGCACCAAGCACGATCTCATCAAGACCGCCCGGGTGCTGCTGGCTGATGGCTACTATGGTCGTCTGGTTGACCAGCGCGGCTTTGTTCAGTTGGCTGGGGCTCGTGGCGACTACGCGGCTACCGATATCATCTTGCCGCTGGAGGATGATGAGGAGTTCGCAGAGATCATGATCAACCCCATCACGGCACCGACCTACGAGCGCCACTTCTTCGGAGGTGATGCGACGACCTTCGAATCCATCGATGCTGCAGACCGTTTCAACCTGGGCTGCGTAGACAACATGGCGTTGTTCCTGTCAGAGATGGCGAACCCCATCCAGCCGATCCGCATGGCCTCTGACCCCTCCGGTGGAGAGCCACTCTTCGTGCTCTACGTCACCCCGCGCCAGTGGCATGACTTCTACACCTCCAGCTCTGGCAAGGACTGGCAGGCCATGCAGATCGCAGCCTCCGAGCGAGCAAAGGGCTGGAACCATCCCATCTTCCGCGGCGAGGGCGCCATGTGGCGTGGCATCTTGGTCAAGGAGTACAAGGGGATGCCCATTCGCTTCAACCAGGGCAGTACCGTCAAGGTATGTGACGTCAACTCTGAAACCGGTATGGAGGTAGACAAGGTTGCCGGTACCACCATCGACCGCGCGGTCCTGCTGGGTGGTCAGGCGCTTGCCAACGCATTTGGTTCTGGCGAGCAGGGCGGCTCTTTTGGCATGCACGAAGAGAAAACTGACCACGGCAACAGTACCGAGATCTCCATCCACTGGGTATCTGGTCTGCAGAAGATCCGCTTCAAGCAGCGTAACGGCAACATCCAGGACCATGGCTGCATGGTACTCGATACCGCGGTGAGCCCGGTCGGTCGTTAAGCACCCGCAGGAAGGGGCCTCAAGGTCCCTTTTCTCTATCTGACTCGATAAGGAGCCATGTCATGGCCAAGACTACCCTGATCGCCAAAGCGTACCGCTGGTTTGTTGGTGCCTTCGGCAACCTCTCTATTTCCCCGACCCTGGTGGCCAAGCTGGCTGCCGTACCGGCTGGCGATGTCGTTGCGTTTGGCGACAAGGTTGAGCCCAATTTGAAGGTCGTGGGAGTAACGTTGTTCACCACCGCACTGGGGGCGAACACCACCATCACAGCCAAGATTGGCAATACCACCATCATCAATGCAGAGGGAACGGCAGCAGCAGTGACCAAGTATTACCCGGTTGATGACCTCCTGACGCAGGAGGGACAAGAGATCACCCTCACCATTGGCGGGGGCAAGGCAACAGGTATCGCCAAGCTCAAGTTGCACTATGAAGTGGTGGGCAACCTTTAAGGCTGCCTTTCTCTCCACGCCCGGCCCTGTGCCGGGCTTTTTCATTACTGGATTGGAGTTATTGCCGTGAGCGACAAAATTGCTGTGGTGTACATCGGCGAGAAGCTGAGCAAGAAAGACACTGTGACCGGGAGCCGCCTTGTGTTTCCGCGCCATGTGCCTGTGGATATCGAGAGCCATATTGCCATGCAGCTATTGGAGTTCCCCTCGGTCTGGATCCGGGCTGAGCACCTGGCCGACGAGCTGGAACGCCAGGAGCGGGCTGCCCAGGAGGCGGCTGCAAAGCTGGAGCGCCAAGCAGAGGAAGCTGCACGCCTTGCCGAAGAGCAGAGCATGGTGGTGGGTGGGCGAGACCTGGCCAAGTTAACCTCCGCTCAGCTTGCAACGCTGGTAGTCGGTGAAGACTTGGACATTACCCCGCAAGGTGCTCAGGAAAAAGTTGGGGATTACCGGCTGAGAGTGCGTGATGCCCTGAAGTCCAAGTTGGTCACCGAGGATAGCGGCGAGTAATGGTACCGGTACAAGATAGCCGACTGGTGAGCCCCGCTGTGTTGATCCCGCTGGTTCGCCAGCGGGTTCTTCACTTGCCGCATACAGAAGGCGCTGATGCCTTGGTACATGGCTATCTCATCGAGGCCGCCATCATCTTCTGCAAAGAGAGCATGCTGGTCCATCTGGAACGGAAGTTCGACCATGTCTTCGAGGGCCAAACCGTGAGCTTTGCGACGACCAGCAGCATCAATCGCCAGGCAAGACAAGAGGTGCGGGCGCCCCAGGTGACGGGGTCGGCGATCCATCGCATTACAGCAGAAGGCAATGAGTTGACGCCTGGTCAGCACTTCCATGTGCAGTCCACCGAGTCCATTCGCTTTATGGTGCCTCTTAACCAGGTTTGCATTATCGGCGCTATTGAGCCACTGCCGAGCGCAACACTGATCCCTGCCGCCTTGGTGGAGGGCTATGCGCACGAGCTGGCTTGTGGGGCTGCATATCTCTTACAGCAGTTACAAGCCAAGCCATGGACCAATCATGAACTGGCTCAGATTAACCGCCGCAAGTTCTATGACGGGATCCGTGACGCGTACCGGTTTCGCATTGAGCGCACCGACAGTGCCAGGATCCAGAACCCCGTCCGAAAGCGACACTTCTTCTGATGCGAGGTGAGTCATGCTGGTCAGCGAATTATTGAATAGAGCATCGAGTGAGTTAACGGATACGCAGCGCATCGGGTGGGGGATAGAGGACTTAATCTCCTACTACAACAGCGCAATCTCCGCGATTGCTACTGCAAGACCGGACATCTTCATTAAGACACAGTCCTTCTCCTGTGCTGCCGGCACCCGCCAGACGGCCCCTGCTGGCACAATCAAGCTGATCGACATTGAGCGCAACACGCGCACAGGCAAGTCTATCCGGTACGTGGCCCGCGCAGACCTGGAAAGTCTTATTCCTGGCTGGGCCAGCAGCACTGGTGGAGAAGAGGCTGAACTCTACATCCATGAGCCCACCAATATCACCGCATTCTGGCTCTATCCCGGCGTGAAGGCGGGGGTCAGTGTCGAGCTGGTGCTCAGCATTCTTCCGACTCCCTTGACGAAAGTGATGGTTGAATCGGGTGCAACGGTTCAGGTTGATGATCGCTATATCACGCCCTGCTTGGATTGGATCATGTATCGGGCGTTCATGCGTGACTCGGAAGTGACAGCTAATGCGTCTCGGGGGCAACTGCATCTTCAATCGTTCACTCAAGCCCTGACCATCGGTACCGAGTCCGACGCTACGATGTTGTCGATGCGGGACAATCAGGCCAGCACGAAGGGGCTGCGCCAATGATCAAGCTCTATGGCACGATCACAGACCCGGCAGGAAAACCAGTTCCTGGTGCGCTGATTGAACTGCGCTCGCTTACTACTACGAGCGAAGTCCTGATGGGGTCTGAGCTGACCTTCAAATGTGATGCCAATGGCCTCTACAGCTTTGACTTGGCTGCAGGGACATATGATGTCTACGCCCAGAATGATCGCTGTGGCGACATGGACTATCTGGGTATTGGCAAGGTTTCAGCCAGCACTCCTCCAGGGCCGCTGAACGCCATCCTTGTTGATGGGGGGATCGACCTCACCCCACCAATGCTGGAAGCCGCCATTGAAGCCAGGGATGCCGCTCGGTTGGCCAAACAGCAGGCGGTCGAAGCCGCCAGTAGTGCCGATGAGTTTAAGCAGTCGGCAGGACTGAGCGCGGAGGCTGCTGGACTCAGCGCTCAGCAGGCGGCAGCAGATCGTTCTGCGGCAGCTGCATCTGCCGGAATGGCTTCTGTTTCGGCAGGAGAAGCCATTTCAGCAAGGGATGGTGCAGTTGATGCTGCAAGGGTGGCGGGAGGGCATCGAGTAGCCAGCGAGCAGCACGCCACTTCCGCCGCAGCTGATGCCCATCGTGCAGAGGTGGCGAAGAGTGGTAGTGAACAAGCCTCTTCCGATGCTGCGCTGTCGGCTGGCGTAGCCAGCCAGAAAGAAGCGTCAGCGGCTGCATCGGCTGCCGCAGCCGGACAAAGCGTTGCACTTTCAGAGCAGCACAGCGCAGCGGCCGGTAACAGTGCAGCGCTGGCTGGCGATGAGGCCACCAAGGCAAAGGCGCAGGCTGATATCGCCCTTGCCACTGAGCAGCGGATCCAACAGGCCGCAGCGGGCCAGTTGGATAGTATTGCGACAGAGGGGGCCAAGCAGGTCGCTCTGGCTAAATCACATGCTGACAAGGCTGCCCTTAGCGAGCAAGCCAGTAGTGAATCTGCCGCTCGCTCGGAGTCAGCTGCCCAGCGAGCAGAAGAGCTGGTTGATCAGGCTACAGGTGGCGCCTTGCTGAAAGACCAGAACCTAGGGGACGTGCCGAACAAGGATGCTGCGCGGACTCACCTTGATGTGCCGTCCAAAAGTCAGCTTGCGCAAGCGATCGGTGAGGCGATAGGTGGGGTGACTCCAGCCAGTATCGGTGCTCGGCCAGACTCATGGACCCCAACGGCTGCAGATGTGGGGGCGCGACCATCCGACTGGATGCCGACGGCCGCTCAAGTTGGCGCCAGACCGAGTAACTGGCTGCCGAGCCTTGAGGAGATAGGGGCCGCATCAAGCGGGTCGGTGGATGCCTTGCAACCAGCTGGTTCAGCTTCGTTTGTTTATGTGGACGGAGCATTGACACAGATGACCGAGCAACTGCCAGCAGGGGAGAGGGTGACGACGTACAGCTACACAGAAGGGAGGCTGACCAAGGCGGTGGAGACGCTGGGCCAGCTTGTCAGAACCACCACATACACCTATCAGGCTGGCATTCTGACCGGCTTCACGACTACAGAGGGGGGCGCATGAGCGCATTAGATCCGGTCATTCTCAGCAAGTTAGACAACCTACTCGGCCAAAGCCAAGGCTCCAGCCATCCGCCAATTGGCTTCGGATCTTTCTTGCCTGAAAAGGGGGTTAAGATTTCCGTCGGTGGTTGCGAGTACCTGAGATCGGGGGTGCTTGGTAAGCTGGGCTTTCAATCAACCTTCCCGGATTTGCTTGCGTTCATTGTCCCAGAAGGCAACGGCTCGCCCATTTTTGGCCAAACCTCCTTCTTTTCTTGCGCGTGCAGCAATGACACTATCGTCCTTACCGCTTCATCTGGTTCTAAGATATTTGTTGCCAGACGTGCAAACGGGTTTGGTTTGGAGGAGTTGGATTCCCCGGGGTCTGGTTCGTTTCGCGTAAGATACGAAGGCGGCATATTTTTCTTTTTCGGGTCGTCCAGTACCGTGTGCGTATTCCGGCGAAGTTGAACAGCCATTCCGGCCAACGTGAACACCCTGATCCTTAACGCGCTCACGTCACCCCGTTTCTAACTCGAGTGTTCAGATTGGGTCAACTCACTTCTCCTCTTTCTCATCGATTCTCCCTTCAGTGACAGCCGGTGAGCGTTGTGCATCAGCCGGTCCAGGATCGCATCTGCCAGGGTGTTGTCCCCCAAGCTCGCGTACCACTCTTCTGTTGGCAGCTGACTGACCACTACCGTCGAGTATTTCCCATACCGATCATCCATGATCTCCAGGAGGGCGTTGCGCTGCTCGGCATTCACCGCTTCCAGTCCCCAGTCATCGAGGATCAGCAGCTCTATCCTTGCCAGTTGGCCTAGCAGTCTGGCGTAACTGCCATCTACCTTGGCCTGGCTCAGTTCAAGCAGCAGGCGTGACAGCCGGTAGTAACGAGTGCTATGCCCTTGCTGACAGGCTTGGTAGCCCAGCGCACAAGCCAGGTAGGTTTTTCCACAGCCACAGGGGCCGGTAATGAGCAGGTTCTGGCCCCGGCGCAGCCACTCTCCTTGGGCCAGATTTGCTACCTGTGACCGCTCCAGATTGCGTGCTGACTGGTAGTCCAGCTCCTGCACCGTGGCCTGGAGTTTGAGCCTTGCCTGCTTGACAAGCCGAGCTTGCTTACGCTGCTCCCGGCTCAGTTGTTCGTGTTCGACCAGCAGGCTTAGCCGCTCGATGAAGGGCAGCCCTTCGTAGGCACTCGCCTGTTCCAGTTGTTGTTGCACGGCATCCGCCATGCCGGTCAGTTTCAGGTTTCTCAGGCGGGTCAGGGTTTGTTGGGTCATGGGGCGTATCCTCTTTAGTGGAAGCTCTGGGGGCCACGGATGTTCTCGTGCTCTTGCGGTAACTCTGGGTAGCTCAGCGGACTTGCGGGCAGTTGGTCGCGGCCACTGGTCAGCACCGACTTGAGCTGTTTGAGTCGCACCAGCCCTTCCCGATTAGCTAACCGGCAGCAGGCCTCGACCCGTGATGGCGGATACTCCCGGCTAAGACTCAGTAGCCCCAGGCAGAGTCGGTATGCCTGCTCGGCATGGGCTTTCTCTTCCAGCCGTTCGCTAACCCAGCACAAGGTGCCCGGTCCGATGTCAGCAGCCCACTGCTTGAGACGACCTGGCGTCCAGCGTTGCTGCTTGCCGTGGCGTTCCGGCATGTGTTCCGGGATCGTGCTCATCCCCGGGATGGTTTTACGCGGATGGCTCGCGACCAGATGTTGCTGGTGATAGACCTGAAGCAAAGTGTCGCCAGCATGGAGCTCCAGTTGCTGGCCCACATACTGGTGTGGCACCGAGTAGTGGTGCTGCTCATAGCTGACGTGATAGTCGATGTTGACCTTGACCGTTTTGATGGCGACATAGCGATAGGGATGCACCGGCAGTGGTCCCAGTGCCGGGCGGTCCAACTGCTCAAACGCCTCGCGCCGGTTACCGGGCAGTTGCTTGAACGGGCGCTCGTTGAGTTCGTTCAGCAAGGCCCGGATGCACTGGTTGAGCTCGGCAAGCGAGAAGAAAGTCTGATGGCGCAGGCGGGCCAGGATCCAGCGCTCGACGATTTGCACACCCACTTCCGCCTTGGCTTTGTCCTTGGGCTTGTAGGGACGCGCTGGCATCACCGCCACCTGATAGTGCTCGGCCAATTGCTGATAGCTGGGGTTGAGCTCGGGATCGTATCGGCAAGCCTTGCTGACACCGCTCTTGAGGTTGTCGGGGATCAGCAGTGCCGGGGTCCCGCCGAAAAACTCAAAGGCACGGACATGGCTTTGCAGCCAGTCCGGCAGTGACTGTGACCAGGTAGCCTCGGCAAAGGTGTAGTTGGACGCACCAAGCACGGCGACAAAGATCTGGGCCTGACGAACCTCACCCGTGGAGGGCGAGACGATGGGCACCGTGGGCCCGCAGTAGTCGATAAAGAGCTTTTCCCCCGCCTTGTGGATCTGGCGCATGGAGCGCTTTTGCAACTGACACCAGGACTTGTAACGGTCACAGAACTGGGAGTAGCTGTAACAGCTGTTGGGATAGCGCTGGGTGTACTCCTCCCAGAGCAGCTGTTTGGAGACCCCCTTGCGCTTGAGCTCCTGATGGACAGAGGGCCAATCCGGCACAACATGGCGGGCCGAGATGGTGGTATCGGCCTGCGGATAGAACAGGGTAGCCAGTCGGCCATCATCAAGCTCGGTAGGTAAGGGCCAGGTAAGGCCGAGTGCCTGGGCACTTTTGAGGAGTTTCTGGATGGAGCCGACACTGACCTTGGTACAGATACTGATTTGGCGAACAGAGAGGTCAGCTTCCAGCCGCAGTCGCAGCACTTCACGAATTTTACGCATTGCAATCCTCTTGGCAGACATAGGCTCTTCCCTGGCAAAAGGGAGAGCGTATCAAAGGTTGTTAAATCAATGCGTTAAGGATGATTCCGGTGAATGTGAACAGTGATTCCGGGATGTTGAACACTGTTTCCGGAAAGGAGGGGCGAAGTGTTCAGGTTGAACCGGAATGAGCGTTCACATTGGTCCGGAAATGGTGTTCACGTTGAATCGGAATTGGTGTTCATGATCGGCCGGAATATGCAGAGTCTGGTTCTCCAGCAACTATGCCCTCTATGGCGACATGTCGAATCGAGTCATGACCGTGTTGGAGGGGATGGCGCCGACAATTGAGGTATACAGCATTGATGAGGCCTTCATTGAACTGAGCGAAAGCTGGGCTGGCGACCTGCTGGAATATGGCCGCCAAGTGCGGGCACGTGTGCAGCAATGGACGGGTCTGACCGTTGGTGTGGGCATTGGCCCCACCAAAACCCTGGCTAAGCTTGCCAATTATGCCGCCAAGAAATGGCCGGCCACCGGTGGAGTGGTCGATCTACGTGATGAGGCAAGGCGGGCCAGGCTGATGGCTATTACACCGGTCGAGGAAGTCTGGGGCATAGGCCGGCGGCTGACAGCCAAGCTGGAGGCTCAAGGCATCAAGACAGTCGCAGACCTCGTGGCTGCCGACCCCAAGAGTTTACGGAGCAGGTATGGCGTAGTCGTCGAGCGGACTGTCCAAGAGCTGAGGGGCATCCCCTGTGCGGACCTAGAGCAAGTAGCCCAGGCCAAACAGCAGATCATCTGCAGCAGGAGCTTCGGCGAACGCATCACAGCAATTGGTCCTATGCACCAGGCTCTCGCTGGTTACATGGAAAGAGCCGCGGAGAAACTACGGGCTGAGGGCATGTGCTGCAGTCATATCACCTTGTTTGTTCGCACCAGTCCCTTCAATGAGAAAGAGCCTTACTACGGCAAGCACATCAGTACCAGGGTTGCCATCCCTACCTGCGATACCCGTGCCCTGCTGGCACTTATCCCTCCTCTCCTCTCACAAGTCTGGAGAGATGGTTACCGGTACCAGAAAGCAGGCGTCATGCTGGCTGACTTCACCCCCTCAGGAACTCAGCAAGGTGACTTGTTTGCAATGGAGCAGCAAGAGCCTCGCAGCGGGGCTCTGATGCAGGTGATCGACAAGATCAATCAGGAAGGCCTGGGAAAAGTATTCTTCGGGGCGCGAGGCAAAGATAATCGAGAGTGGATGATGAAGCAGGAACATCTAAGTCCGCGCTATACAACCAGCGTCCGCGAACTCCTCGCAGTTAAAACATAACTCATGGCCAAGCAGAGCTTGGTCTGCCAACCCCAGAATGGCTTTGGGCGGATAGCGCCGGCCTTCAATGAGCAAGTCATATGTGGCGGAATGCTTATAGGTGGGAACATCGCCCCCCATCTGTTCAAAGGTCTCTACAGCCCGCAGCACATGCTCTGCAGTAAGCTCACTAAGCTCTCTCGCAATGTCTTTCTGCCTTGCTGTTTGTCCTTTTGCCACAGCCACTTAGCCCTCCTTAGACTCGATATAGCGCCAATATACCACTAGATAAGCTCCAAACGCTGCACCCTATCGCTAATACTACGCATGCCTAGCAACCCATTCTCTGATGCAGGCAATTTGGCTGCCAAATGAAGCCCTATTGACGCCATACGTGTTTTCGCATGGGATAAGTCCAAGCCGAATATTATGCAGACAATTATGCATAGGTGACATAAGTGACATAAGTGACATAAGTGACATAAGTGACATAAGTGACATAAGTGACATAAGTGACATAAGTGACATTTGCATTATTAGCACAGAGAGCCTATGTTACTCATACGGATATCATTGATTGATCTATTAAAGCGATAATTACAGCATCTAGATGTGCTTTACACATTCTTTGATTGATGTCTGGTTTCTTGATTACCGATGATTATCCGCACATGTAACCACTGTGGTTGTAGACATAAATCCATCAAAGGAGCAACTATATAACAACATGTATGAGACTAACCTCATCATATGAACTTTGAGGTCTGTTTTTAAAATTAGATGTGGAACAACAAACTATTTTAATCATACAGTGAAAGGTCGACAAATGAACTTACAAGATTTACTTGCTGTCGTAAACACAGAACATGCTGCAGCTTTAAGCCTAAGCAAAGGCGGATGGGAAGGCTGGCTTCAGGCAGAGCTATGGTATTATTTAAACATTACTAAGCAACCACCCGAATCTACTGAACGGGAAGTGCAATACCCTCAGACAAACAAATATTGTGATTTAGTCACTAGTAACAATCAATGGGTAGAAATAAAGGCATTTGGCATTTTTAGGGAAGGTGATTATCAACGTTTCATGGATAGCATAGCAAATGATTTCATGAAAATGGACCGCCGGCCGCCTGGTGCAACTGGATTAGTGTTAGTAATTGTGCCGATTGCAATTGGCGATGAGCTTAAAAGAGAATTTGAAAGACGAGGGTGGAACGGGTTTACAAGGGTAAATGCAGAGTATGTGAGTATTTTCCACATGGAATTTGAGCCTGCGTAACACACGAATATTGAATGACAACAAACGATAAAATATAGGGCCAACTTCATTTGGCCCTATATTTTTCAATAATATGATGTACTAGGCAATCGCTCTTTCTTGCTGCTGCAAACGAGCCATGTTTTCCAGTGAGACTGAAGGAACAATCAGGTCAGGAGCAAGAGAGAAGTTCTGTGGGTTCTGCTTTGCCTGCGGGTTCCCCAGTGTATCCCACCCCTTATTAATACTGAAACCAAGGGTCGCAGTCGGTGTCAGTGTTGAAAGAATGACAGATACTGACTTGGATACAGCAGTTTCGATCACAGCACCAGTATCAACTTGACCTTGAGTAAAAAGAATCAAGATTTTTTCATATGGAGCCATAATATTCCCAACTGCACCATATTGAGGGAATGCACATATCGGTGTAGGCTGCTGGCCAACCGCGGCAGAGAGTAGCCCCGAGGCCCAGGTAGTTTCTTGTTCGCTATTAAAGCAATATGCGCCTGGAACACCACCAATTGTAGTCACCGAAGAACTACCCGTTTTTGATAAAGTAATAACATCGCCTGGGTTCATTGAATTACTAGTTGAAATATCAACAGTATTACCTTCTTGGACATTTGTTTTACTGAAGTACCCACCAAAGTTTTCCTGCCAAGAAATAACAACTTCACTAGAGAATTTTTTTACAGTTAGCCATACTGTCGGCAAGCCTCCAGCTGGACTGGCAGCTTTTACACCCTTGAAGGCTTGCAACTGGAATCCATTATTCAGTGCATTCAGGGTTTCATCATCAAGTTTGATTTTGACACTATAAGTAGTCATTGTTTATCCCTTTAACTTGGTTATGATAATTGAATTAAAACCATAATTTTTTGGGGCACAATCATACTGATTGCGCACACAGCTATACCATTATGGGAATATAGACAACCACTCCATATCTCTATGCTATCCACATAAAGAACCAATCCAGAGGAGCCACATCACTCTAGAACTGATACCAATAGAATTCAACTAATGATAGCAATATCAATAGCAGCTCACTGTTAAGGGTTTATGAATAAACAAGATAATTCAAGACCTTATGATCCAGCCAATTGAATTTAAACTCACATCGACTGTCAGAACTAACAGTAGGCACCAATTCCCCCGACATAAATAGGTAAAGCATGCTATGGATTGATGCTCATTGATATTTTCCTCATCATTCAATAACTTGCCTAAACGAATAATTATTCACACATTAAATCCTGATAACAATCAGTTCTTGAGCTCTTAGAAGGCACCAGTCGTAGTGGTCGAGCACTCATCTTGCTCAGGTGATTTTCATCTCCCTCACCTGCCGGTCCATGATCCGCACTAAGTCCGACGCTTGGTGGATCACCTCGTCTACCAGCCGCTCCATTGCTTCGCTCATTGCCATTCCAAAGCGCCGTGACACGAGCTCAGCATCTGGGACCACTCGCCCGGTACCGTGGCACTTCGGACACTCATCACCCAGTCGCAGACGCCTGCCGGTTCCCTTGCACTGCGGGCAGCGTCCGGTTTGCAGGATCTCATCCGCACAGCGATCCCGGGCTGCGCTCAATATCCCGTTACGCTCTGCCAGCAGCCGGCGATACTCATGGTCGTTTCCGGCCCGGTGAGCCCGCTTCGCTCTTTCCATCACCACGGATGCTCTGCGCCGCTCCTTATCAAAGTAAGGGTGTGATGACACCAGCCGATCTAACTGTTCAGGCAGTGGACGCCGAAGCAATATGGCCAGGGCCATGCCTGCAGCCTCCTCACTCCCCAGCTCACTCTCGAAGAAGGTAAGCAGAGCAACGATAGACTGCTGGCCAACAAGGTGATCGGCCATCAGATACTGATACCCCTGGGGATTGCTCTTGGCGGCCACTTGCAGGGCACCGATAAACTCGTCACGACCCAGCACCTTGACATGGCCCGAGGTGGATTCATGTAGTGCGCCTCTTGGTGAGAACAGTCGCAATGACATTTCCAGTGAGTTACTCATGAGTTGGTCCTCTGTGGTCTTGGTCCTGATTAAAAGCAAATGGCTTATTCTGCGCCTTTGACGCTGATAAGCCCCCGCACAACCCAGCTGTGCAGCTGGCGGGTCAACGCGGAATAAATCACCTCCTCTCGCTCCCCTGGTTCCCAGTCATAGGGAAGCCAGCCATCGATAGCATCATGGCAGGCAGAGCATGCCTCAACCGCCACCAGGTCATCCCCCTTCAGAGCCATGCCATGCGGGGCGCTTGGCAGGTGAGCCAGCACGGTGGTTTCAGTGCCACCGATGCAGACCCCGGCAAGCTGGATCTTGCAGATCTGGCCGCGAGCACCATCGCGCAGGTCGCTGGAGCGGATTGGGCTGGTCTCGAATCTCATCCGGCAAACCCCATCAGCTGGGCGCAGGCGTTCTCGGCCTCCTCCTCAGTGGCAAACTGCTTGCTCAGCACATAGCGCCAGCAGACCCCGAACACAGCCCGGTACAGGTCGGAGAACTCAGCCTGATCCATCTTGGCAAAGCTGACGCTCTTGGCCTCCTTGCGCATGCCGCCATCCGGGAGTATCACTATCGTGAAGTAGCCGGCCTCGACAGTAAGCCATTTGCGCATCACCTCGAATGACTTCTCGGCCTGTGGGCCATGGCGCTCGACCCTGAGGCTGGCTAGTTGGTCTATGAACTCTTCTTTGGCTTGGTCCAAGGTGTGGGAAGCACCGAAGCGTGAGAGGTAACGAACAAAGCGATCCAATATCCTCTGCTCTGCTGGCGAGACTAAGCCGCCAGTTGGCTCCCAGTAGTCGAAGGTCAGATTGAGCAAGGCAAAGAATCTGCGGTGGAAGGCGGGATTACGACGTCCCCTACCCTGTGCCTGGATAGTGGTACCAATAGGCATCAACCGAATAACTTCTGCATCTGCTGGGGTGGATGGAACCAAAACCCCGCCAGACATCCTCAGCAAGGTCAGGTCCATATCACCTCCTGTGGCTTATAACCACGGGGGGCCTATTGGCAATACAGGAATTTCCACAGGAACAAACTGCGGATAGATCTCGGGTGTGTAGCTTAGTCATGGTCTGGGTCCTGTCTGGTCATACAAAGCCGGGTGGTCTAGGTCCGGCTCTGACTATGGTACCCACTATCGATAATTTCTGTCACGCACCAGAAGCAACCTTTACCTTACATGACCCAGGACACAAACCTTTCTGGATGCCTGTTATAAATTAATAAAATCAATCAGATAAGTCTGAAACCTAACTGTACTTTCTGACAGGTACGTAATGTTGCACTGGGTGGTATTGTCCCTCGGGAACAAGTCATTCCGTCAGCTTCTACTTGAGTAAGCATCTTGCCCCACCTGCGGGGCTTTTTTTTTGCTGTCTATCCGCAAAATGATATCCTACAAGCAAACACAGGAGGCTATCTTGAAATCAGCTATTTTTGACCAGCACGGCTTTGACAAAGAATCATTTTCTCCATTCGTATTACACAACTGTCTTAATACGGAGTGGAAAGATGTTCGACTCTCATTCGATGACTGGGGTCTATTTCAGATGAAATATGGTTCAGATACGGTCGATGGCTATTATATGAATGGCTATGGCGTTGAAGGTCTGGTTAAGGCTGCTTTATTCGACAACCAAATAGACCCTGATGGTGAAGGCTTGAACTATGACTCCGAGGGTGACACCTGCTATATCCATTTCACTACCCTTGAGCTGGCTATTCGTGTTGCATACATTGCTTCATCAATGATTAAGGATAATGATCGTCTAATGAAAGCAATCAGGATTGCTCGGGCAGAAGGATTCGAGGATTAG